TTGTCAATAGTAAATTTTAGAAAATTATGTACCTCTACTAGCCTATTAAAATATTTGCCTATTGACATGTAATAGCATTTATGAAACACGATATACAAAATTTTCTAAAATTTACTATTGACAATTTGGAAAATTTATTGGAATTTCCAAAAGGAAAAGTGTGACAAGATATTCCAAGGGTGCTATAATAGGAAATGAGTTGAAAACGAACAAGCGTTTTATTAGTGTTCGGTTTTTGTAACATAACTGTAACATAAAAACATTTGCATTACTGGTAACTTTCGGGTAATATTGGTAGCAGAGAGGGACAAACGGGACAAATCGAGACACGATACATACTCTCTATACAAGTGAAAAGAAGGTGGTGCATATGTAATATGAGTAAACTACTGACTGCGCAAGAGGTTGCAGACTTATTGCGTGTTCATAAAAAGACTATCCATAGAATGATACATTCTGGAAAGTTGGACGCTTCAAAAGTAGCAAACAAATTCCTCATTAAAGAGGAAGATGCAAAAGGACTATTGGAAAATAAAAATAAAATGGACAATTAATAGGAGGAATATTCAATGGAAAACAATACTAAACAATTAAATACAGAGGTTAACGAAATCGCGGTAGTGGACGAGCATGTAAATACAAATGACATCGTAACAGTGGACAAGGTGTCACCTTCAATCTTTGAAGCGGACGGAGCGAAGGACGTATTCTTCTCATCTATTCAAAGTAAAGACCGTAAATCAGCTATCAAAGTTTACAATGCTATTAACTCTAGCGAGAACGCTCTAGCAGATCATAGAGGTGAAGTATTAGAAATCACGGACATGGTTGCTCATGCTATTACTCTACAAGATGAAGTGACAAAAGAAGATGTGGACGCATTACGTGTTGTTTTAATTGATAAGAACGGTAAAGCATACCACGCGGTGTCACAAGGTGTCGTATCATCTATTCAAAAGATTATTAGCATTGTAGGCCCAGCACCTTGGAACGAACCTTTAGAAATTGTTCCGGCAGAAGTGAAAACACGTAAAGGATTTAAAACATTAACTCTTCAACTACAAGGCTAATTTTGTAACAAATGAATGAGGGTGCACATTGTGTATCCTCTTTTTTAAAACATAAAAGGATGGTGCGGTCGTGAACGCTATTAAAAACTTAGTTCAAGTATCTATTCGGACAAATGAACGAGAACTGGAATTTGTGTCTTTTAATGGAATGGTGCATTTGAAGCAAAAGTTAGAAGAAGATGAAACATCCGTAGTGTTAACAAAAGAAGAGTTAGACGTAGTTGCAGCTATGTCGAATATTGATAATGTGATAGCAAATTTTATTAACTCTATTACAGAAAAGAAAGCCATGTAAGCCAAAGACCTGTGACCTAGTTGTTACGGGTCACATGGCTTTATAAGTAGGTGATACAATGGCAAATAAACGGTTAAAGAAGAAATTAGAAACGAAACGTAAAAAGTCGTTACTTGTTTCAGAAGGTTATAGTAAAAAAGAAACAAAGAAGCTGAAAGGTAGAGAGTTAGAAACTGTTTATAAAAAGAAAGCGCATAATAGGAAAAATAGAGAGCGTGCTAGGGAAATAGCAAACCTAGCAAAACAGTGGGGACTATCACCGAGTAAGTATAACTCTTGGAAAAAGTTACTTCCCGAAATAGAAAGAATTAAAAAAGAACAAGATAGGGAAGCGCCTTTTCTATTAATATACTATCAAGACTTTACAGGTGAGACAGATAGTAAATTTATTTATGACTTTAAAAAGAGAAACAATACAAGGTCACGTAGTCAAATTACAAAATCCATAATAGGGTGGTTACAGAACGCACAAAATAAACTATTTTTAGGAAGGGTTGCTATGCGTGTTGTTCCAAAGCGTGACGTGTCTAAAACAAATACACTTTGGAAGAATCATGGGTATGTAAAGATTTATCAAGGTCAAGGAAAAGAACTAACTAAACTATTAACGGTCATAGAAACGATTATGGTGGGCGTGTACGATGTGAAAGAGCGTGACAAGTATTTAAGGGAACTATTGGACAAGCTACGTTCCTTACCGTATAGACAAGCACATAGAAATGCAGAAGAGATACAAAAGATATATGATGTAAAATCACATGGAAAAGACTGGTGGGATAACGATGACTTCTACTAATAGAAAAAAGCGTAGAGAGATTAAACTCTTTACGCTAGATACTGAAACACGTGGTTTGGACGGCGACGTGTTTCGAATTGGACTATTCGATGGAAAACAATACTATACTGGCTATACGTTTGCAGACGTATTACCAGTGTTTGAAAAGTACAAAGCATATGACTGTCATGTATATATACATAACCTAGACTTCGACCTTTCCAAGATCATAGCAGAGTTACGTGACTATGCCGAACCGACATTTGATAACTCGCTATTTATCAATGGTAATATAGTAACGTTTACCGCTTCTCATATTATACTACATGATAGCTTCCGATTGCTACCGTCTTCACTTGAAAACTTATGTAGAGATTTCGAGCTTTTAGAGGATGGAAAGAAAGATATTGTCGATTATATGGAAGAGAATCATTTTGGTATTTATAATGTAAAAAATCACAAAATGAATCATCGACTTACAAAAGGAAACTTCTTCAAAACAGTAGATAAAGATGATCCTGTATTATGTGAGTATATGGAGTATGACTGTCGAAGTCTATACAAGATTTTAGAAATTGTTATCGGACTTTCAAAACTGGACGTTGAGCATTTTGTTAATTGTCCGACTACAGCATCTTTAGCGAAAACAGTCTATAAGGAACAGTATAAGAAGGATTATAAAGTTGCTATTTCCACGAAACAATACAATCATAAACAGTTAGGAAAAGGACTAGAAGCCTTTGTTAGACAGGGTTACTATGGTGGTAGAACGGAAGTTTTCACACCTAGAATAACAGATGGATACCACTATGATGTAAATAGTTTATACCCTTATGTTATGAAAAATGCGGAAATGCCGGTGGGCTATCCGAATGTACTTGATAGTGAAGAAGCACAACTCTCTTACGATCTATGGAAAAGAAGAAGATTTGGAGCAGGTTTTATACATGCGAAGGTATACGTACCAGAAGATAAATATATTCCTGTCCTACCGAAGAAAGATTACACGGGTAAGTTAATTTTTCCAGTTGGTAGAATAGAAGGCGTATGGACATTTCCGGAATTAGCACTAGCAGAAGCGGAAGGATGTACAATAGAAAAAATTGAAAGTGGCGTTGTGTTTGAAAAGACAAGTCCGATATTCCGCGAATTTATTTCTCATTTTGAGCAAATAAAGAATACGAGTAAAGGCGCAAAGCGCACATTTGCAAAATTAATGCAGAATGCTTTGTATGGAAAGTTTGCTATGCAAAGGGAACGCATTATGTATGCTGATGTGTCACAACGTGAAAAACTTGAAGCAGAAGGACATACAGTAAGTAAAATCATTTATGATATGAACGGAATTTATATGGAGTTTTTGGAGTATGACGGATATGCAATGGCTGAGTATATTCAACCCCATATATCAGCTTATATTACTTCTATTGCTAGAATTATATTATTTAAAGGATTGAAGTATGCACATGCAAAAGGGATTCTAGCTTATTGTGATACGGACAGTTGCGCAACAACTACAAAGTTTCCGGACAAGATGGTACACGACAAAGAATATGGGAAATGGAAGTTAGAGGGATATGTCATTGAGGGGCTATATTTTCAACCTAAAATGTATGCTGAAAAAACAATTGAGGGTGGAAAGTATAAGGAAGTATTACGAATGAAAGGCGTTCCGAAATGGGTAGTAGAGGAACAACTAGATTATAATACGTTTAAAAAGTGGTACTTACAAGTAAAAAGAGGAAAAGCGGAAATTCCTATTTATAAAGGCGGGGAACGTGTTCAAAAATTCTTAACGAAATCTAAAAATAATATAGAAATGAATGAACTAGCAGAAATGCATAAAACAATTAATTTTGCTAGGGAACAAAAAAGAAACATTGACCTAAATAAAAATACTACATCACCTCTAGTTCGTAATGACTATGGGGAAAATAAGGACGAAAAGTCAGAGTATGAGTTTGACGAATGGTATGAAAGATTGGAAGAGTTTAACGATGATATGAATGCGGTAGAGGAACTTTGTATGAAGTTTGGAAAGATACAAATACCAGAGAAAAAGCAAAGGAAGTTATACGGACTCTATAAAGAGTATTCTTCAAAAGCGAAAGCTATGTGTTTTTCAAATGAGGGAGTACCAATACAAGATTGGTGTAAAAAGACAGGATGGGACATGAAAGAACTATTAGGCGAATTAAGTTTCTTATAATAGGGAGTGACGAAAATGTTGACGCCAAGGGAACAGGATACGTTAGAATGTATAAGCGGGTATATGGAAGAGTTTGGGTTCGCGCCAAGCGTGCGAGATATGGCGAGTCGAATGTACGTAAGTCATAAGACAGCACATCGCTATTTAATGCAATTGGAAAGTAAAGGACGAATTAGGAGAGTACACCAAAGACCTAGAGCCATCCAGTTGTTATAAGGAGGGAACGGTATGCGTGACAAATTGCTTGACTTTATCATCGAACTATCACAATCTAGCACACAAGTCGTAAGCAAGAAGTATGTCATTGACAGGTTAATGCAAGTAACAAAAGAAGACTTTAAGGAACTAGAAAAGAATGCGGAGGGGAAGAAGCGTGAAGAATGAGTTAATGGATTGGATAAAAGAAATTAAGAATTCGGGTAGAGGAGAAATACCATTAAAAGAAGTAGAAGATAGATTAGATAGAATCATATGGAACGAATTAAAAATACATGATACGCCAACAGGTAACGCTCTGAATAACTATGAAAGAAAAGGTTTGTATTGGCAAGCTTTAAAGAAGTATGCATTAAAGTCAAATGAGAATAGATTACTTGAGTTATTGATAGAAATAGAAGAGATCGTTGAGAAAGAGCAAGTAAACTATGATATTCAAGGATTATACCCTACTAAATATGTAGATACAGATATGTTGGAAGAGGAAGAAACATATATTCATAAGAAAGAATTAAATAGGAAATATGGAAAAATGCAAAAGGAACAATTGAATCTATATAAGGAAGTCATGAAGGACTAGCAAAGTTGCTAGTCTTTTTATTTGTCCAAAATGACACAGGTGTGACGTTATGTGGAACATTAGTTCGTATTATAGTATACATATACCAAACAAACATTCGATAAGGAGTGAGATACATGGAAGACTTTAACGAATTTCCAGATGTAGAAACATGTAAGAAAATCATGAAAGCTCTTATTTATAACGCGTCATTGATTATGACAAAAGAGCAACTATTAAAATGGGAAAATTCTATGCTTTACGATGGTGAAGTGAAAGAAATGATTAGGACCATGTCTGCTAGTTTGCATAGCCATCACTGTTAATTTAAGGAGGGTAAATAAATGGACGAAATCAAAGTTTGTGAAGAAGTGCATGAAGAACTGAAGTTATCTTCTTACCCACTTCCGTTAAATCTCCAATTCTTCGCGCGTAAGAAAAACGAGGAAGAAGAGGAAGAGATCGAAGAGGTTGAGGAAGAGGAAGAAGAGGAAGACGAAAAGCCGAAACCAAAACGAAAATCAAAAAGTGAGGAGGAAAGACCATCATGGGTAAACGAGTTACTGGAAGCGATCAAACCAAAGGAGCAAACGAACAACGAAACGCAGAAAGTACCAGTTCCACCGGCTCCGAAAGTGGAGGAAGAGGAAGAGCCGGAAGTGGAGGAACTGGAGGACAAGGAAGTCAAACCGAAAAAGAAAAGCTTCCTAGACTGGCTGCTTTAGAAGTACCTGGTAAACAAGTCGAATTGTCTGACGAGGAAAAGAAACTCGAAGAAAAGCGAAAAAAGGATAGGGAGAGAAAAGCCCGTGCGCGTGCGAAGGCAAAATCATCTCCACGATCCAAGGCAAAAACTCCAGGCGTGGAACTCTTACAATTGAAGCCGATCTTACAGACAGTTAGCAAAATGGTAGCATCCCGTGAAGGGTTTGAAGTATGGGCATTAAGCGAGTCCGAAATAGATGCATTATGTGAACCGATCCAAAACATGCTAGCGAAAACCGCAGCACTCGAAAAAGTCGGTGAGAATAGTGACGCGATCGCGCTTGCTATCGCATGTTTTACAATCTTTATTCCAAAATTCCTAGCTTGGAATGCTACACAAAAATTAAAGAAAAAGCAGGTGGTGACAAATTATGCTAGACCAAATCAAATTGCCGGACCATCCGGCCGAAACCAAACAGGAACGACTGGAGCAAGTAATGGATCAGGTGGTGGACGCCCTACCGTTTCAAGTCAAACTTTTAGCGGGGGGATTGCTGACGTCATTCCGCCAAGCGCTCCTTACTAATGAATTCGAGGACAACATTGACGGTGGGTTGGAACGAATGAAAGAAGTGATTGACTATGTCCAATATGGTGCTTATCCGAGCGAGTAGATGCATCTATGCTATATCGTTAGAAGATTGGCGTAGAAACTGGTGTCCTTGCTTACCAAAGCTGGATGAATGGTTTGTCACAATCGGTGAGAAATATGTGGTCTTTGAATACGGTGATATTTGTCACCGCATGGACGAGCATTATTTCAACACGTTATTACCGCGCATTCCCTATTCATCACGATTCCAAGCGCTACGACGCGGAAAAGGTGTCTTACGCACGGAAAGGAGTTATAGCAAGAAAGGTGTGAAGAAACATGCAAGCGATCCCCACTGACCAACACGTCTTTATTGCAGGGAAAACAGGTAGCGGAAAATCGTTTCTGGCGGAAGTGTACCTTGCCGGATATGAATACGTGATTATGTTGGATACGAAAGGACAGTCGTTAGAACGACGGAAGAAGGGCGAGAACCTTTGGTATGGGTTAAAGGAAGGGAAAGACTTTGTACTGGTCGAGACACTGGAAGAAGTAGCCGAAGCCCGCACGAAAAAAGTGATTTACTGTCCGATTCCGGAAGAGCAAGACGAGGAACACTACGACTCGCTTATGAAATGGGTGTATGAACGTCAAAACACGATCCTTTGGATTGATGAATTAATGCAAGTGTGTCCAAGTCCAAGTAAGTATCCGTATCATATGAAACATTTATATCAACGTGGTAGATTCGTAGATTCTGTTGTTTGGGCGTGTACACAACGACCGGCTACGATCCCGTCTGACGTCATGTCCAACTCTACACATTTCTTCATTTTCGACTTAAACAAAGTCGCAGATCGGAAGCGTGTATGCGATGATCTAGGCTCTGACAGATTTATGGACAAGCCGGGATTCCGGAACTTTTGGTATATGCGGGATAGCGATGACGAACCCGTTCGGGCCACTTTGAAACTGTGAAAGGGGGTGGCGAATAGTGGAGGGAAAATTTGCGGGTGTCGGACTGAAAAATATTTTAGTCCTATGGATGCTATTTGTTTTATTAACAGTTATGGCGAAAGCGATTTTAACGAAACATCCTGTACGCGGGTTGTCCGAAGTGGTGCAGGCAGTATAAAAGGAGGAATTTAAATGAGTAAACTATTTAGTCCGACATGGTGGATCAATATGTTTATTACCACTTTTGTCACAATGATCTTTATTTATTTAATCAAAAAAATATCCGGTAGATATGACATTCCTGTCGTAAAACCGATTGCGGAGGCGGTATAACATGCACGTAGTAAAAATTTTAAACGGAAACATGCAATTGATTAATACGCATTATGTGGCTACAAAACCTACGTATGCACAATTGGTAGGGTTTAAGAATCGTTATGAGGATTCTGAATATGTCACATCGGATGAAGTGTTTAGCGATATTGAATTACGCGAGGGTGAACGCAAAGAGCGTTTACTAGAAGAACAAAAGCAAGCGGAATTAGAACGTATTAAACAAGCGCAACAAGCTGAAGGAGGCACAAACTAATGGCACAAAAAGAACAATTTTCAATCGCGGAGCGCGCCGCTAGATGGGCGAAAGCAACGCGACAATATCAACAAACCATTCCATCGCAATTTGCGTCACAAGAAAATATGCAACTGGAATTCCAGTTACCGAAAACACGATTACTGACACGTATTTTCTTGAAAGTCAAAGCAGTCGCTACTTTAAAAAGTTCATCCGGTACGATCCAACGTGACGCGATGAGTCCATACGGTATCCTGGATCGCGTGGAACTGATCATGAATAATGGATTCGCTCCATATTCACTATCTGGGAAAGAACTCTTCATGTATAACGTGATCCGACAAAATCCAGAAGTATTATTGCCAGGTCCGTCACGTCAACATATGAACTATGTGGAAAACGTAGCAACAACAGCAGGGAAAGACAATGAAATCTCGTTTATGATCCCGTTACCTGTTAGCTTAAACGAACGTGATCCAATTGGTATGGTGCTATTACAAAATCCAACATCAAACGTGACATTGTCCGTGCGCGTGGGTGAGTTAGCAAAAGCCTATAAATTAAATCCATCTAACAATGACCAGGTTACATTTAAATCCTTGTCTATTACGCCAATGGTTGAGGCGTATTCGATCCCTACGATCCCTGGCGGTCAACCGGACTTGAGTGTGTTGAAACTCGTAAACTCTAAAATGGATTCCTTCTCTGGTGGAGGACAAAACACACTTAGTCTAGATATCGGAACAATCTACCGTAAACTTATTTTCTACATTGAAGATAAAGACGGAAAACCGATGACACCGCAAGATATTTCTGGAAATATGCAACTTGTCTTAAACCAAGCGGACACGCCTTATGACATACAGCCAGACTTGTTAACGCATTTAAATCATATGCAGTTAGGTTACCCGCTGCCGGAAGGTATGTATTGTTTCGATTTCAGTTACCAAGGAATTCCAAATCTGGGAGGTTCTAGGGACTATGTGGATACCGAACGTCTTACTGAATTTTGGTTCAGATTTAATACGTCGAAAGGCGGTAAGATCATCGTCGTAAAAGAAACATTATCACGATTACAAATGTAAGGGGCTATATGCTCCTTACCTATTTAGAAGGAGGGATATATTTTGGCGGGATTAAATCACTTTTACCATGACATGTATTTAGACATGGGTTTTAACTCAACGTCGAATATAACGATCGCTGAAACGAACGATCAAGTCGCGCTTGTGGACGGTGAAGAAATTAAAACGGATGTAAAACCAAATTCCGATCCGGTCACAGGGACGAAGATTTGGAAAAGCATTGGGTTGTTCATTATATTCATTATCCTGTTTGGATATGTAGCGGGGAGGTTGTAACGATGGATGCGCAAGCAATACAAATGCTAGTTGGTAGTGTCGGCTTTCCTATCTTTTGTTATATCTATCACATGATGACAATGCAAAAGACGTTAGAAACCAACACGAAAATTATGATTCGTCTGGAAAAGTATATGGACGATAATGACGAGAAATCGGGTGAGAAGCATGAGTAAGTCACTGATCTTAGTCGTGGCGATCCTCGCTCTATGGTTTTTCGTAATCCGTAAGAAAAAGGCGTGATGACATTGAACAACGATGCTAAGGGATTAACGTTTCTTACCTTATCCCTTCTCTTCTTGTGGCTTGTGTTCGACGATTTCGTTGGCAAGAAACGAATTTCAAAACTTGCTCAAATGATGACACCGGACTTAAATATGCCATCCGTTGGTGATGTCGCAAACAAAGTCGCTGACGAAGCGAAAGAGTCTGTCAAAGAAACAGTGAAGGATACAAGGGAAGCGCAAAAAGAAGCGGATAAGAAAGTCACAGACGGTTTATTGAAAACACCTAAAGATGCTACAGACAAACAAAAAGACACAATCAAGAAGCTGAAAGAGGCGGAGAAAAAGAGAAAAGAAACAGGTGCGTATAAAGATAAGGGTTGGCTTGGTTATAGCTGGGAGGACCTAGTAAATGACGTGAAAGGATGGTTCAAATGAAAGAGTTTACCGAATCCATGCCATTTGTCATTTTCTTTATGAGTGTCACTGTTCTCTTACAGTCATTTACAAACGAGCGTGTGACAAACGGATTTCTGTTACTTGTTTTGCTCAGCATGGTTGTGACAAACTCAGACAAGTTTATAAAACTATTAAATGAGGTGAGAGTATGACAAAGGTATTCGATATGATCGCGGGGATTGGTATGTTGATTGGAATTTATCTTTTCCTAAGTAACGGTAGAGAAACCGTGTCGATCATCGAGGCGATGGGCAAAAACTCAATTGCTGGTATTAAAACATTACAAGGACGATAGGAGGGTGTCATATGGACTACAAGCGCGACAATTTAAACCGTCACGCATTGAACGCTCTCACAATGTATGAGGACGCCTATGAGCCATCTATCAATCTAGGTGTCGAGGATGATGAGTATATGGGTGGATATGCTTTATTGGTAAAACATACAGCAAAACAGCCAAAAGCCTTCATCCCCGATCCAATTTCGGAGCCTTGGGAAAAATCACGGGAGAACTTTAAAGGGGAGCAAATCAAACAAGAGGACTTCCCAAATGACTTTTATGTCGGTTCTGCCATTATGGGGGTGTAAAGCGTGGCTGAATTTCAACAATTGGACCCACCGTCTCATGGAGGCGGTGGAGGTAAACATAAAATCAAATTTGATAAGAAGCAAAAAATGTTGTTACTAGGTGGAGGCGTTGCTGTCCTCCTGGTTGCTTTAGTGGTAAGTAAAGGTAGATCACAGTCTGGATCAACGCAAGATGCTGTTGAAGAAGAACTAAAGGACTATGTGACAAATTACCCAACACTCGGTCCACAAAACGCGATCGTGCAAGATCAGATGAACGTACTAGTTGGTAGACAGGAAGAAATTTTGGATTCGCTGCTAGAGCAATCTGGAAAGAAAGACCCAAAAGAATTAACTCAAATTTATCTCACATTTGATAATTCGGACGAAGCCTTGAAACGTCAGCAATACTTGATTAATCAAGGTGTTTCGACAACGTATGTGAAGAAACAATTTATTGAAAATGGTTGGGCGGGTAGCAAGGACTACTATGTTGTTTCCGGTTACGGGAAAGATCGCCAAGAAATGGCCGATATTGTTCGCAAAGGTGTCCAAGACAAACAGTGGGGCGGAATGGAAGTAGGGAAAGTGCGGACACAGGACGCGCCAAACTATGGTTCACATTCTCGTAGTTATTAATGGCTTTAGATGTTAGACCATTCATAAGCGACGCCCAACGCATTCAAAAGGAAACCGGAATCCCTGCGTCTATTATTCTTGGTCAAATGGTGTTCGAATCGTCCGGATCGTATCAAGGCGGTATGTCCAAACTCGCTTATGACGCAAAAAACCTTTTTGGCATTAAGGGGGTAGGACCTGCTGGAACTTATTCCATATGGTCGCGTGAGTATGATTCGGGCGGGAATCGCGTGTCTGGATTCCGCAAATACAATTCATATTACGAATCCATGCTAGATCATGCACGACTCTTACAAACGCCTCGCTATGCGTCAAAACTGCAAGGTGCGAAGTCATACGAAGACTTTGCTCGCGGGATCAAGGCGGGCGGATATGCTACCGATCCAAATTATGCGGGGCAACTAATCAACATTATTAAACAAAACGGATTAGACAAGTACGACGATGGGACGCCATACACCGGAGGCGGTAGCGTTCCTGGTGGAGGGAGTGACAAACGTGGAATCTTTACATCTGTCGCAAATGGCGTTATTCGTACCGTGCTTATTCTACTTTGCTTTTTGGCTTGTGTGCTCTTTTTTGCCAAGGCATTCCCGCAAGTTGAAACAACAGCAAGGAGCGGAGCGAAGAAAGTTGCAAAGTCATCCTCACGATCTAGAGGATATAAAAAGGTGAAACAGAAAGGCGGTGCTACGAATGGCGGACCTACAGGGACTCAAGTTAAACGACAAACTCAAACAAGTGTATGAAAAAGCGCTATCCCTGGGGTTGCGATTCACGAGCGGATACCGCCCCGGTTCTACCGGGCCTAGCGGGAGACCCGATAGCCATTCCCAAGGCATGGCAATGGACTTCGCGGGTTCGAAAGATAAAATGAATGAATTCGCTTCATGGGCGAAAACGTCACCACTATTTACGGAAGTGCTTTGGCAAACTGCCGGTCACTACGATCACGTCCACGTCGGGTGGCAAGAGGGAAAACACCAAGCCGGGAAGATGTACGTAGGTGACAAAACATTGATTGATAGACCAACGGGTGACGGTGGCGGTGCACTAAGCACAGGAGCGTCTTCCCCAAGTTCCGACAAATCTTGGATAACTGGTGCTTTTACAGGTACGGTCCGTGCCATCGTAATTATGATGTTTCTGATCCTAGCGGTCTACTTCTTTATGCGAGCATTCCCAGACATGAAACTAAAACTATAGAAAGGGTGAGAAATCTTGTATCAAAAGGATTACACATGGCGTGAAGTACCTCTTACGATTCCGCCTAAATCACACTATACACATACATTTACCGATACGGTAAAGCCAAACCATTATGATATTAACAACCTATCTGTCACAACGTTATACGCGGGCGTACGTGTGACCAGACCGTCAACAAATGAATACGAATTGGTTGTTCCTCCAAACGGACGCAACATTTTTGCAAGACCGGAACCGTCCGGACAAATTCATTTGTACAATGACGGTGACGTAGAAGCTCGTATTATCCTTACATCTTTCTATGCACCTTTTAATCCTACGATCCTAGCGAATAACGGGAACGGGGGAACTTCCCAAAGTGGAGGCGGTAACTTCGATGGTAACGTCATTGTTAGGGGATTCTCTAGTGCGCTTCCTGCTGGTGACAACAATATCGGTAAAGTCGTTGTGACAGGGATGCCGGCAATTGATTTTGCGCTGCAAACATTACCGTATGGTACGAATCATATAGGAAGTGTGACAGTTTCAAAACTACCACCACTAGCGGAAGGGAAATCCTACATCGGACAAGTCGGTGTTATGGGAGGTATTTCTATCACAGACATGCCACCGATCAACGTGACAAATGATCCCATTCGATCGTCGTGCATGGCGTGGGAAGGATCGGTGAATAATTCAATTGTTGTATTCGATATGTTGGATAAAAACGTTTTGAAATTCAACTATATCGTAAATGAGGGTGACACTGATCTCTTCGTCAACTTCGATACGTACATTGTGAATCCCGCTGATCTACAAGGAAAGAACGGAGTAGGGGCGACGATCCGACTGAAGCCGGGCGAATCTATTACCGACTTTACGAGAAAGACAAGCAAAGTAAATATGACGCGTACGAGTGGATCAGGAACCGTCCGTATTTTGGGGGTGTAAGATATGGCTTTGATTAAACCATTACCAATAATTGAAACCAAGACAAGGAAACTACCTGCAAATGGACCGAATCCCTCTTACTATAAAATAGCTAAGATTCAAGTAAAACCTACAGTGGACGGTGGGGAGAATGCAACTTTTCAAGGAAGTGTTTTTCCGCAATCGGACATTGCTTATACAGGAAGTGTACAACCTCTATTTACATTTTCATTTGGTGTTCGCACGTCAGGCGCGCCAAACCAACTATTAATTAAACCATCACTTTTAAAAGTAGGCGATAGTAGAGAGAATAGTTTCCGTTTCGAAATCTATCGGGACGCTGAAAAGAATCATTATCTTTATATCGTTCAATCACCTTATTCATTGCAAACTGTTTTTACCTATACACAAGTAGGGTGCACAGAATACTGGGAGTATGACAACCATTTTTCCGAACGCGGGTATGATCTTGTATGGTCAAGTGTAAACGGTGATACACAAGGAATATACGAAGGTGGGCGACGATTGTTAACAGAAACAAAAGCAAACGATACCTACATGAAAAAGGCGGTCACAAACCGAATAAACGTTGATTTAAGAGAAGGGTGGTTTCATTCGGAAAATCCATTATCTTTTACAAAACGTGCCGATATCGCCACGTTAACAGGTGCTGTCCTTCACGGTAAAGATGGTCCGTATCAGATCATAGGGAAAGTACCGCCGGGTTACGAACCTGTCAGGGAAACACTGTTACCAGCTTGCTATTTAAAAGATGATGGTAGCTTTGCTAGTATTCCAATCGTTATCTCAATTTACGGTGAGTTAATTCAATTAGGTCTTCGTATAAACAATAACAAAGACAAAACCATAACCAATATAAGTGGGACATGGGAAACTATAGGAGGAATGTAAAATGGGTGTAATAGCTGATTTATCACATCATGAAATAGTAAATTGGAGTCGTGCGAGTAAACAATTAGATTTTGCTATATTACGTGTACAAGATGGAAGTAGGGTTATAGATCGTGAGTATCAAAAGAATGTAACGGGATGTAAAGCCTATGGTGTTCCATTCGGTAACTATGCATTTTGTCGCTTTGTATCTGAAAATGATGCTAGAGTCGAAGCGCGTGACTTCTGGGAACGTGGAGACAAGGATGCAACAATATGGTTTGCTGATATTGAAGTAACCACAATGGATGATATGAGAGCCGGAACACAAGCGTTCATTGACGAGTTACGACGACTAGGAGCGAAACGCGTCGGAATCTATGTAGCACATCATAAATACAAGGAATTCCAAGCCGATAAAATCAATGCGGATGCTGTATGGATACCGCGCTATCCTAACAAACCTCTATTCCCTTGTGACCTATGGCAATACAGCGAAACGGGGCGTGTGGACGGTATATCGGGTGACGTAGATTTAAACTATCTGACAGGTACAAAACCTCTTAAATGGTTTACAGGAAGCGTGAATACAAACTTCCAAATTCATATAGGAGACTTTGACGAATTGACTTGGGCGGGAGATTCTAAGAGGGAAGTCAAAGAGTTTCTAGAAGGGTATGGTGTTTGGGATATGCGACTAGAGAAAAACGCATACCGATTGATTGTAGGAGACTTTTGTGACGAGGCATGGTGTGACGAAACGTTACAAAGATTAAAAGAAAGATTTCCGGGTTACGGAATGTGGAAGGTAAATATTTAGAGTTGTGGATTTATTCCACGGCTCTTTTTTTATTTGAAAAATATTTATATCGTAAATCATAGATGTTTATTTATGTCAATGGGTAATATTGGTAAAGGT